CAAGGACTTGAAGAAGACATCCACTTCTTTGTCATCTTGAAGGGGCGGCAGTTAGGGATTACGACTATCAGCTTGGCTCTTGACCTATACTGGCACTTCACCAACAAAGGTCTTGGAGGAACGCTAGTCACCGACACCGAAGAGAATCGAGATATGTTCCGAGGGACACTCGCCGCCTACATGGACGGACTACCCAAAGAGTACAAAATCCCTTTGCTTACCCACAACCGAAACGCCCTGTCTCTCAAAAACCGAACCCGCATCTTTTACCAAGTTGCCGGAACCAGAGCCAAAGGCTCACTTGGACGAGGCAAAGGCATCACCTTTCTCCACGGTACTGAAACAAGTTCTTGGGGTGACGAAGAAGGTTTGGCTTCCCTCCTGGCCTCACTTGCTGAAACCAACCCCAAGCGTCTGTACATTTTTGAGTCTACGGCGCGGGGCTTCAATATGTTCCATGAGATGTATGTGACCGCCAAGAAAGCCCGTTCACAAAAGGCAATCTTCTGCGGCTGGTGGCGCAACGAGTTCTACTCTGCCGACCCCAACTCAGACATCTACAAGGTCTATTGGGATGGCAAGCTCACGCCCGAAGAGAGGGAATGGACACGCGACATCAAGAAGCTCTACAACTTTGAAATCAACTCGCGCCAAATGGCGTGGTGGCGATGGAAGATGTTGGAGGGCATCAAGGACGAAAGCCTGATGTACCAAGAGTTTCCGCCCACAGAGGACTACGCCTTTGTAATGACGGGCACATCGTTTTTCTCGACTTCGCGCTGCACCGACTCAGCAAAGATTGCCAAGAAGATTTCATACGACAACTACCGGTATGTGTTCGGCGCAAACTTCCAAGACACCGAGGTGGTTAAGTCAACCGAGCGCCTGTCCACCCTGAAAGTGTGGGAAGAACCGGTGGACACCGCCTACTATGTCATTGGGGCAGACCCCGCCTACGGCTCAAGCGATTGGGCTGACCGATTCTGTGTGCAGGTGTATCGCTGCTACGCCGATGGAATGGAGCAAGTTGCCGCCTTTGCCACAAGCGAGATGAACACCTACCAATTCGCGTGGGTGATTGCTCACCTTGCTGGCGCGTACAAAAACTCAACGTTAAACCTTGAGGTCAATGGTCCAGGTCAGGCGGTCATCAACGAGTTGAAGAATTTGAAACGCCAAGCCTCTGCCATGACAAACGCTATGGGCAAGCAACTCATGGATGTATACGGTTCAATGTCCAACTACATCTGGCGGCGCAACGACACACTCGGCGGGATGTCTAACAGCATCGGCTGGCTGACCACAAGCCAAACCAAAGAACGGATGCTGTCCTACATGAAAGACTATTTTGAGCGCGGCATGATGGCGGTGTACGACATGGAAACGCTGGAAGAAATGAAGACTATGGTTCGGGACGGAGGCAGCATTGAAGCCTCTGGTCGCAACAAAGATGACCGTGTGATTGCCTCCGCGCTGGCGGCAGCGGCATACGCCGAACAAGTCCAGCCGCGCCTCATCCAAATGAAAATCACCCGCGATGTCTCGCGCCAGCAAGAAGGCATGACCCCGGAAGAAGTCGCCGTGGGGCGCAATGTGTCCGACTACCTCAAGAAGATTGGCGTGTACAACATGCATTAACTTGATACAATCTGGTCAGGAGGAAATATGGACTCTGACCAAAGAAAAGAGCAGAAACGGATTGCTGCTGAAACTTATCGCAAAAACAACCCTGAGAAGGTTAGGCAAAGAAACAAGGAGCAATACCAAAAAAACAGGCAAGAACGAGCGAGTTATGCCAGAAGTTATTACGAAAAAAACAAAGACAGAATAAAAGAGCTAGGCAGGCAAAAATACGAACAAAACAAAGAACTTCACTCTAAAAAACATAAAGAGTTTAGGAAACAAAACCCAGACATTGTGAAAGAAAGAGATAAAGGTTATTACTTCAAAAAAAAGTATGGAATCACGACACATCAGCTTGCGGATATGTGGACATCTCAAAATGGCAAATGTGGAAACCCTGGATGTCTTAGTACCCTTGTTAGAGGCAAAGCAGGGTTCGCCGTCGACCATTGCCACGAAACAGGGAGGGTGCGTGGGTTGCTGTGCATGAAATGCAACGTATCTTTGGGAAATGTAAAAGACAGCGTGTCTAGACTTTTAGGTTTAATCAAATATTTGAAACATCATGCCAATAGACCAACCCCTCACTAAACGCGAATTGATGCGCCAAATCCGGCGCTTTCTCAAAGACCAGAAACGCGGCATCAGCACCAAACTTTTTGCCGAGCTTTGCGGCATTGACCGCGCCCACCTGCTTGATGTTTTCATTTATCGCGTCCACCCGCTGACCGAGTACATCCAGCGGCGCGTGGACAAAGGCTACAAGGCGTGGCAGCGCGGCGAAGTCGCAATCATGCAAAACCGCGACAACACCAAATTCGTTCAGTACCGCCGGGAGGCAAAACCCCGCATGGCCCGGTCCACTTCATTGCAAATGGTTAATGGCGAGATTAAGATTAAGGTTGGGGTTATCAATCGCGGGGACTATTCCGCGCCGACCTTGGATGAGCAACTTGAAAGGGGATAGCAATGCCAGTTTTAAAAGACTACAAATGCGACAGACACGGGTATTTTGAGAGCTTCAAGCCCAAATGCCCGATGAAAGATTGCCACGATGAGGTGTATGTGGTTTTCTTGCAAGCGCCGGGGCTAATGTCGGACAAAACCAAGAAAAACGACAAGACACTCAAGCAATTGGCTACGGACTTCTCCATGACGGACATGAAATCGACCAAAAAGGGCGAAAATCAGGCAGGGTTTTATACTCGCAAGAACAAAACCAGCAAACAGGCGCTTGAAAAGGAAGCGCGTGAGGTTGCAGAGCAAAATCGCGAACCGCGCCCGCGTGATGCCGCAATTTGGGGTGGTGGCAACGGAATGGACATGAAATCAGTTCTTTCTGGTCGTTTCAACCGCCCAGTTGGACCGCAGCTTGGCAAAGAAAGCGAGATGACGGGATTCAATACCGCTGGCAATAGCAATTTGACAGGCCCGCGCGCAGCAAGTTACATTCCAGACCATGAAAATTTGAAAGTTAAGCCTTAATGCGGATACCAAAAAACGATGACGATAGAGAGTTTTTCTATCGTGACTTAATCGAAAAATGTATGGTTTCCCTTGCTGAACGCAAAGGGGACTATTCATCTCTCCGCTCTTGGTTTTTGTTTGGGGCTGGTCCAGAAGAGTCGCCCACAATTTTCAACAAAATTTATCCGCACATTGACCAACTCACATCGTTTCTCTACTCAGCAGAAACAACTCGCTTTTCTATCAATGTCGGCGCGTCCGTACCCGGACAAGAACACATCAAAATTCCACGCCTGACCCTAGCACTTAATGACGAATGGCTCAACTCCAATGCTGACCAAGTTTTTAGCTCTGCGCTGACTTGGGCGCTGGTGTTCAACTCGACATTCATTAAGCTGGTGGTCAACAAGGGCATCCATCCCTACATGGTGGAGCCAGGTTCAATCGGTGTGCTGCGCGAGGACACGCCATACACCGACAGACAAGAAGCGATTGTCCAGACCTACTACATCACAAAGTCTGAGTTGTACAACCGTTTGTACAGCCACCCCAAGCGCGATTCAATCGTAAAGCGCATCACGACAAGCCAGCACTCCAAAACCGAAGACGTGCCGGAAGGCATTGACCGCATTGTGATGAGTCAATCCAATCCGACCATTTACGGTAATGTGAACCTCGACTTGTTCGGCATGAACCGGTACAAAGCGCGTGTCGCAGAAGACACCGTGAAGATGTACGAGCTTTGGGTGTGGAACGATGATGAGGAAGACTACCAAGTGGTCACGATGGCTGACCCTGACATCTTCATCTATGACCGCCCCGGCAAGTCAATGTTTTTGAAAGGCGAATTGCCTTTTGTGCAGGTTTGCCCGAACCCGCAGTTCGATTACTACTGGGGTCAGTCCGAGGTGCAGCGCCTCATCTTCTTACAGCAACTCCGAAATCATCGGATGACAGAGATTCTGGACTTGCTCTCCAAGCAGGTGAACCCGCCCAAGGTCTTCACGGGCTTTATGGGCATTACGGACGAGAAGGCGTTTGCTTTCAACCGCGCTGGCGGTCAAGTCTCCAGCGATATGCCCGGGGCGAAAGTTGATGCGCTTGCACCGGCAATGCCAAAAGAATTGTTTGAGGTAATCCATGAAGTTGATGCGATGTTCTCGGAGGCTTCTGGCATCTCTAGCGTTCTGTCTGGTCGTGGCGAAACGGGTGTTCGCTCTGCCGGTCACGCAAGCCAGCTTGCCCGTCTTGGCTCAAGCAGAGCAAAAAAACGCGCCCTCATTGTGGAGGACAGTCTTGAGAAAGTGGCAACGCTTTATCTCAAACTCATGCAAGCCTACGACAACACGCACTTTTTGGACGAAGAAGGCAACAAATTCATTGCAGAGCAATTCACCCGCGACTTTGTTGTAAAGGTTGATGCCCACAGCAACTCACCCATCTTTACGGAAGACTTGCGCCAGCTTGCTTTCAATTTATACAAAGCCAAAGCCATCGACCAAGAGTCGCTGCTTGATTTGCTGGAGCCTCCGATGAAACAATTGTTGAAAGACAAATTGAAGAAACGACAAAAGGAAGCGGAAGCAAACCCGCAGCCTGAGCCAAAGGGGAAACAACCTCAACCAAAGGCAGAATGACATGGCGACACGCGAAGATTTATCTTTAAAAGCTGACCAGCCAAGAGTGACCACCAAAGAATTGGCCCGTACTAATAAACGCGATGGTTCTGTGGGGGCGCGCACTACCGGTCCAACTTTGCAATACAGAAACGTGGATGTGAAACTCTCACCTACACGCTCTCCTCGTAAAACTTACCGAGACATGAGTCGTTAATTAAGGAGTACGATATGTACAAGAAAACAAAACGGGGTCGCAAGACTCGGTGTTAAAAGTTTCCTCCCGAAAGGGGGGAAAGGGTGTGGCTGCCTTCCCTTTCAAATAGGTGACCGTTCTTTGAAGGAGTCCATAACATGGCACGCAAAGGTCGCAAAGGTCGTAAGAGCCGCAAGTAATTTAGCGGGGTTCGCCCCTCTAAATTGCGCGGTTTGACCGCTCAAATTCCATCGGGGGGCTGGAATCCAAACTTGCCCCCCACTTGACAATTTGCGATAGTCTGGTTAAATCGCGATTAGCTGGACGATAAAGGAAATGTATGAGTGTCCCACCCGACAGAATGATGGAGTTGATTAAAGGTCAGCAAAGCGCTGCCGGGGGTAATGCACCTCCTGTTCCTATGGAACCGGGAATGTCTGATGCATCAACCGCTCCGATGTCCTCACCTATGTCCACGCCTGAACCCAAAATTGGGAACAAAGAAGGCGCTATGGTCAACATTTCAATGGCAATGGACTTGATTGAACAAGCCCTGCCATCTCTCGGTAGCGAAACCGAGGAAGGTCAAAAAGCCCTCGCTGCCATTCGCAGCCTCACCGGTTTGCTTGGACCTCGCAAAGGCAAGACCAAAGAATTGCAGCAATCGGAAATCATCCAGATGCTCCAAAACTTGCCGCAAGCCGGAGGCGCAACACCCGAAGGTCGCGCAATGTCTCAAGCTCCGGCTGTTCCGAACTTGCCGCCAATGCCGGGTGCGGCTCCTAGCCCAATGGCAATGCCGGGCGCTGGTGGCGGTGGCGCTTCTCCCCAACCTTCCCCAATGTAAGTCATGGTTACTATCCAAGAACGATTTGACACAAAAGTTGAGCGCATACCGTTCATGGATTGTCATATTTGGACGGCAGCAACAAATAAATTTGGATATGGCAAGTTTGCTATTGGAAACAACGATTGGATTTTTGCTCATCGTTTTGCCTACGAATCGGCAAAAGGAGAAATTCCGTTTGGCAAGTTTGTTTTGCATACCTGCGATAATCCGTCGTGCGTAAATCCCAATCATTTGTATGCTGGTGATTACAAGCAAAACGCAAAAGATAGGGAAACCAGAAATCGCGGCAACCATGTTTTTGGTGAGCGTCACGGAAGAAATAAATTAACTTCCAAGCAAGTTGTAGCTATTCGTGAACAGCACGAAACCGGAGAATTTTCTTTTAGACAGCTTGGGAAAATTTACGGTGTTGACGGGAAAACCGCTGCTGACATTGTTCGTAACAAGCTGTGGCAACGCCTTAATTAAGGCAAAGGAGATTATTTTGGACCTATACAAGCCTCGTGGCGCGACTCAACCTCGCCGCCCAACTGACAATCAACAACAACACGGTGTCGTGACCAACACGCCTCGCTTCTCGCAGCTTGGTGGTCTTGACGGCGCTGGCAAAACCGGACCAAAGAACAAGATGCAAGTTCAAAAGCCCGGTGACGGCAAAAAAGTCATCTAAATTTAAAAGGGGATAAGCATGAGTTTAGAAGACATGAGCTTTGAACAGCGCGACCAAATGGCGCTGTTGATGCGTGAGCTTTCAGATAATCCAAGCACTCGAAAAGAAATGCTGCGTTTGACCAAAAAAATCAAACCAGAATTAGTGATTCCTGAGCTTGAGATTGAAGACAGAACCACTCATGCCGTGTCTGCGGCTCAGACCGAGGTGGAGAAACTCCGTGCGGAATTGCGTGAGCGTGACGCGCTGGATAATCTCAAACAACGCCGCCAATCACTCTTAAAAAAAGGGCTGATTAGTGACGAATCAGAAATTGAAGAAGTTGAGAAAGTGATGATTGAAAAAAACATTGCGAATCACGAAGCTGCGGCAGAGTATTGGCAATGGATGAAACAATCTGCCGCCCCAACTCCTTCCGGCTACAACCCAAGTGCAGTTGCAAAGTTCGATTTAGGGAAATACTACAAAAACCCTGTCGGCGCTGCGCGGGATGAAGCCTCAAAAGCACTCAATGAGTTGCGTAGAAATCCGCGACCCATTGGTTTGTAACAGGGGATTATTTTTTAGGAGATAACCATGCCTATTGGTGGCGGTATCGTTCCAGCAACGGGGTCAACCCAATTTACGGAGCTAACTTATGTTACCCGTAGGGCATTTATCCCTAAGCTGGTCGTTCAACTTTATAACTCTACGCCCTTGATGGCGGCGCTGATTGCCAACAGTCAGCAAGCCTCTGGTGGTGTTTCGTCTGTAACCGTTCCGGTTCAGGGTTCGCAATTCGTCAACGCCCAATGGTCTGACTACTCTGGTTCTTTCAACCAGCCGTCAGTTCAGCAAGGTGCGTTTAACGCCGAATTTGACCTGAAACTGATGATTGCCCCCGT